AAGATATTTGTCGTGGTGTTAGCAGCCACTTCTAAATCAATAATTATATCTACGATTTTTGAGTTGGCAGGGATTACTACATTTGTGGCTTCTGCTGCGACAGCGCCGCCAGAAATATCCATTACATGTTGTTGAGTCATTACAACATAACCTACGTTTGCTATGTCTGACCCAACAGTAGTGCCCGTTGTGTTGCGAATGTTGCCAGCCCGTATAGGACCAGAAAAAGTAGTAGTACCCATGTTGATCTCCTGTCTGGGTTAGTCAAACACACCATGTGTTTGTCAGGGATGCATATACAATACTAGATATTTAAACAAAAAGAAAGGGGCAACCGAAGCTGCCCCTGAGTTATACATGAGGAGAATACATGAAGTACCCACCTTATAGCATACTTTATGCTCCGCGAGAAGCATACATTCCCAATGGATCTGATACACCAAAGCTGTAACGCTCACGCGCTTTGTAGCGCACGTTACCAGTATCAAAGTCACCATCCATGCCTGTTTGCATAGCAGTACGAACAAAGTGCTTTAACCCATTAGGCACATCAGTTGTGATGAAGAAGGCATCATTGTCTGTCAGATAGTGGTTCACCGCATAACCCTCTGGGATAGACCCGTTTGAGTTAAGTGCGTTGATATCATTATCTGCTGTACCAACACGCTGGGTTGTTTCCAACAAGCGAGTTGCAACAAACATTAACGCTGGTGGAATGATAAGCTTACGAGGGCGAGCAGCAATCAACAAACCACGTTCATCAGTAAACGCAGCAATATCAATAACAGCTTGCTCAAGTGAAGTTTCATTTAAATCAGCGTCAGTTGCAGGGCGGTTAGCGTTTGTGGTGCCCTGAACTGTAGGATGCGCTGTGTTAAACAATGTGACGCCATCACCTGAGTTAAAGGTGGTGAAGCCTGTGTTCAACAAAGAAGCAGCCTTAGTTTGCTTGGTGTAAGCCATGCCACGGGCAAGAGCCTTGGTATAACGTGCAGACAAAGAGTCATACAGATTGTCTTCCATAGCTTCTTCTGTGATGGAGAAACCCATCGCAACAGTCTCATGGTTGTAACGCGCAGTGAATGATTCCTGTGCGTTGTCATATGAGATGGCAGAACCTTCCGCTTTTACGGGAGCTGCACCAAAGCCAGACAATTTAACTTCCTCTTCAAAGCTACGCTCTGATGATTCAGTTTCATAAATTTCTGCATGTTCATCTTCGTATCTACCATATTCGATACCAAACAAAGCATTCAGACCGGGTAATAGCTCTTTAAGGAGCTGGGCGCGAGAAATAGCCATTGTTTATACTCCTTAAATACCAGTACCATTCGTCATCGAATGGGACTTGGGGTTAAACTTAACGATCACATCAGTAAACGCATCATTTACTGTTGAGCCGGGCGCATCAACAAAACCAACAATCTTAAAGGCAATTGTGTCGGTTGTGTTTTTAGTGGCGATATCTAGAGAGATACCAGAGTTACCATCAAAGGTGCTTCCAGCATTTTGATTGATCGCCATGTTCTGATGCAAATCAGCTTGAGGCACTTGACCATCAGCTTGAATTTGAAAACGAACAGTTGGATCATCAACAATATACGCCTGAGCGTCTGATGCTACTTGACCAGCGGGCCAAGACTGACGCTGAATGAACCCTTGAGTTGAGTCTGTGTAAGAACAACCCATGAATACACCGATAGTGCCAGCAGTGAAAGGCGCAGCATTAGTTCCGACTGCGCCCATTTTTTCAATCGTTCCAGCGGCGACAACAGCAACGATGTCTCCGTAGAAGATTCCGGTAGCATACCCACTAGCAATAGGAAGCTGGATAGTAGCACCTGCATAAGCAGTGCCCCCAACTTTATTTAATGGGCGCAAACCGTAAGGATTAGATGTAGTAGCCATAAGGCCCTCCTGTCATCTAAGTTTACAAACTAGCAAGCACCCTATTACAGACTACTTACCAAACGAAGATCGCGTACTACGTTCTGGAGCTAGAACAGGCATACGCGGATCTGATTGTTTTAGGTAGGAATTGTCTACAGCTTCCATCTGGCTATGTGCCATATCTAACTGCTTTTCAACCCTAGCCTCAACTTGTTCAGTGGCGTTTTGACATAGCAATAAACCACCTACCTCAATGCCGTCTTGAAATCTTGAATCAATGTCGGACACGATTTGAAGGTTTGGATGATCCTCTTTACGAACAGGTGTCCAACCTTCACGAAATCTGGAAGAGACATTTTTGTTATCCGTATTACCCAAAGTAGAAGTGCGAATCCAACGATAGCTAATGCCAGCGCGAGGTTCGGGGTTCGGTAACATTGTCGGTCTTTCCCATGACACTTTACGTTTGACCGCTTCGCGGTCATCATTGCTGCGTGAGGTTCTGTTACTCATTTGGATTGATCCTTCAACATTTGCGCCACATATTGCTCATTCGAGATACCAAGCCGCTTGGCGAGAGAGGCTTGCGTCGAGGTTAATCGCACTGTGCGTGGCTTTTTAGTCGTTCTTGACGGTGCAGCAACCACGGAGCTGGATTGACGTTGGGGTGCTTCTTCCTCTATTTGCCCATCGTCAAACTTATCTGGAAAGGCTTTTCTCATAGCCTTGTCTATTTCATCATAATAGGAATCGCTTCTTGGATCAATCCCTGATTGTACGAGCTTTTGGTGTATCCCGTATGCAAAGCCTGTCATCTCAGGAGTTTCAGGATTTTCAAACCAAGTGTTCTTTTTCCCCCACTCAAGAGCTTTTACATCAGGTTTATTAGCTTGCGGGGTAGGTTGAGCATACTGCGGCTGCTGCTGCGGCGCGGTTCTAACCTGCGGTTTATAATTATTTACCCTATCAGCTTCTACTTTTAAGGTAGTTAATTGCTCTTGCGCTTCTATTAAAGCATCAGGATCTCCTGACTCATATGCAGCTTTATATGCAGATTTAGCCTTGTCTAGTTGCGCTTCGATACGCCCTTTAGCCTGCCCAATAAGGGTTTCTTCACCCGCATCAAGGTTTTTTCGTAGCTGCTCGTTTTCAGATTTAACCTGTTGAGCATACCGCAAAGCCTCTTCTTGTAGCCTGTGGGCCTCAAGTTTTTGCCGTTCTTGCTCTTGCGCTTCAAATTTTAACTTATTTATACGCTTTTGAACCCCGACAGAATATTTATCTATCTCATCGTCAGAAGGCACTTCTGGCTCTCTATCTTCTGCCAAACGTGGTTTCTCTTCTTCAGGAGTGTCGTCAGACACTTCTATTTCAAACGAATCATCCGCAACATCTTGTGTTTCAGGTGATTCGTTTTCAAGATCTTGTTCTGTAAGCTCTGGTTTATCTGCCAAGTTATTCATACCCGTGTGTACCCCCGTGGATCTTCAACAACAGCTTCAATAGTATCATCGTTTACTAAACGAAACTCTTTCCCATGTATTTTAAATCTAGTTCCTGAATAAGATCTAAAGATTACAAAATCACCTTCTTTGCAGTAGGCTCCATTTGGAAATCTGTCTTTATCAGAATACGCATCAGGGCCAGTTTTAAGCACAAACCCTATGATAGAAGCGGTTTCTTCTGCCTGCCTAAGTTGGTCAGGCATATACACCCCGCCTTCGGTCTTCTCATTAACCTCAACAGTGCTAATAAGAACTTTGTAGCCTTTTGGTTCTGGTAACTGAGTTGCTACTTTATCGTCAGTTACTTTTTCATCTTTATACATTGCATATACCTTGCAGTGATTAAGGTTCACAGAAACCTTGCGCGGTCTATCCGCGAAGCCCCCAATTACGAAATAGAATACTAGAACTTATTGTGCAATAATTCTTTCTTCCAAATCAACTAAATCGGCTTCAATTAGTTTTAAAGCCTCATATCTCCCTACAAGACGACAGTAATCTTCCATAGATTGTGCTTGGCCCCCAGCCAAAAACTGTTCTATTTCCGTCTTGGACTCGGATATGCTACGTTTCATCAACGCAACAACTGTATCATCCATCCCCCTTGCCTAACTCCTTTGCTAATTCAACTCCCAGTTTCGCCCCAGCCTGCTGATCTGCACGTTGGGAATTATCAAGATCGGTTGCCAGCTTAACTCCCAGCTTGGCCCCCTCTCTTTGATTAGTGGCTTTAATCTTTTCAGCTTCAAGCTGAAGTTTAGCCGTATCTAGTTGCATCTTATGCTGAAGCTCTTGCGCTTTTAGCTGAAGCTCTTGCTGTTGCATCTGTACAACAGGATCTTGTTGTTGCGCTTGAGCCTGCTTCTGAGACATCTCTGCCTGATCTTTCTTGAGAAGCTTCTCTGCTGCATCCTTAGCCAATCTAGAAATTTCAACCTCAACATCTTCAGGCAATGGCTGATCTTCGCTAGGCATCTCGACCCCCAGCATCTTTTCCATTTCCCTACGATACTGAAAGGCAACATGTTCTGTAATATGAGCAGCCATTGCCTGTTGTATTACTTGGGCAAATGGAGACTGCCCTACCACCTGCATAATTTTTGGATCTTGTGCCGCAGCCATATGCACCGCTAGGTGAGCTTCGTGGTCTTGATACTTGAACGCTTTGACTGGTTCCTGCTTCAAGATCATCATGTTCTCAGTTACAGGGTCAGAAGGTTTAATATCTTCAGGTAGCTTGATTAAATCCTCCGCGTCTTGGATGCCAAGAACCTCAAGCATTTGCCTATGCAGCTTACCCATGTCGTACAATTGGGGCGCTTGTTGCGCTAGTTGTAACGCGGCTTGATACTGCATGATACGCTGCGCCATAGTAGCGGCGTTGGGGTCAGATACAGGTATAACGTCTATACGTTTGTCAAAATCAGCGGTTCGACTAAAATCACCATCGACCTCATATGCATACTCATCGGGCATATAATCGTGAACAATTTTAGATAGAAGTCGTAACTCTTTTTTCATGGCAGCATGGAGGCGGGCCTGTACACCAGACATTACCTTCATTGAACGCTCCATAAGGGCAAGAGTTGTGCCCACAGGTGCCTGTGCGTTAGTATCTCCTACTTGGATGTCTGCGACTGAGCCAATTCGGCGTCCCTCTTCGACAATATTTCCAAGTAAAGAGTACAGTACGCTTGATGGCTCTTTGTAAGGGATAAACGTAATCGAGTCACGGATGGCACCGCCCGGTACGTCCACATCCCTAAATTCACCCGGCATAAGAGGAGTGTCGTCCCCCTTAATACGCATACCGCGAGCTTTAAGCCCTGCTGGCAAATTCGACAGTGTGCCAGCATCAACCAACTGACGAAGGATAGAGGTAGCCGACTTAGCAAGGCCACCAATAAGGTGAATAAGCCCCGTTCCATAGAACCCAAGGCCCGGTAGATAACGGTAGTGTACAAAGTGTAGGCGTTTTTTCTTTTTAGCGTCATCTTCGTACCAATTCTTGCGTATAGATAATATCTCGCGTGACGACTTGTCTATAGTGACTACATAAGGTCGCGCTATGCTATCAGGATCGTCAAACTCTTCAGGCATGTTCATTGTGACGTGCATCTCAAGAATTGTATGCCTATCATCATTTTCAAGAACTGCGCTCTCACCATCAAGCTCGTCATACTTTTCTTGTATGTCAGAAAAATCAGGTGCAGGTGCGGGTAGCTCCACACCCCTATAGAAACCTGCAACTTGCAGCTCTAATATTTCATTTTCTGTTTTTTTCATTACATGCGTATATCGTGGGCATGTCATTAGATCCGTAGCGCCATAAGACGCTACAAAGTCCTCTGACGGGACAAACACCGCACAAGGTCTATCCATAAGTGGATCATAGTATACCTTCTTGAACGCAGACCCCGCCAATGGAAGCTTAAACAACATCTGCTCCATCTCGTCGCGGTACTCTGTCATCTCCTCTGTTAAGAGGTAATTCATCTCATTCTGCACACGTTCAGCTTGGTCAAACTTTTCTGGAGTGAGCTTACCCATAATTTTGCTTTTTACAGGGCCTGAAGCAGGGAACAGCTCTCCCATAGCCTGCGCCTGAAACCTAACAACTGATTCTGTAAGAACTGGATGAAAAACTCCAGACGCCCCTGCCCAAGGCTGCTGACGCTCCTCAATCTTCATACCAAGAAGATCTAAGCCTTTTACATAAGCCCTAGCCCAGTCGGCACGAGACTCACGATCAGACTCAAAATCACTCACAAGCTCAGACGCCATAGCCTCAAGATCTGCTTCGTCTATAAATTCAGCTAGATTTGAATCATGGTCTTGCCCCATCAGTTGCCCTGACAGGCCACCTTCAAAATCAATTATAACCCCGCCATCTTCAGTTTCCATAGAAACAGCTTCAGGGTTTATAACTTCGATAGTAAGTTCTTCTTCCGTAGGATCTGTATCTATCTCTAAATCAGAAGGAACTAAGGGTTTTTCTACAGCCATGTGCGCTCCATAAGCGTTGCTTGCGGGTAACTTATCATTTTAATGCCCAGCGGTCTAGTGTCGAGGTGAGCAACTTGGGGGAAGCTACCACACCCCGACGAGGGCATTGGGAGGAGTGCCCCAATTATTCTTTAACTTACACAGGCTGTTGAAACAAATATTATATTCCTGTAATAAGAAATCATGGATAACATGTTGATTTGGAACATCGTGCTAACTTTTGTGGTCTTACCTATAGGGTGGTGGGCTACTCAAATTTCATCTGAGGTAAAACGTCTCAGTATTCTTTTGAATATGACAAGAGAGAGTTATATAAAAAGGGAAGAACACGCGGGGGAACTTGGGAGAGTTGTTGATCACCTCGTTAGGCTTGAAGGCAAGATAGATAAGCTTGCAGAGAAATAGGGGGAGATAGGCATGAGATATGTTTATATGCGCCCTAACAGCGATATTAGCTAGTCAAAGCCCAAGCATAGGTCTGCACCAGACCTGTGAATACAGGTGCCCTAGAGAAGTTTCACAGTTTTATTACCAGTACCCAGCTAAAGTCAGAGTGCCTTGGAAGCACTTCTGTCCACCATACATTGTTGTTGGTCGGGGAAGAGAGACATGATTGATCCATTTACGGCGCTTGCTGCTGTGAAATCTGCTGTGGCGGCAGGTAAGGAGCTAGTCAATGTGACCAAGCAGATCGGAGAGTTTTTCGACGGTGTAGATGATTTACGTGCTGCCCATGAGAAAAAGAAAAACAGCTTATTCTCTGGCACTGATGAAAACGCAATGGAGACCTTTGTGAATTTACAGAAGGCCAAGGACGCGGAGGAAGAACTTCGTCAGATTGTAATTGCAACCAGAGGTTTCTCTGCTTGGGGTGAATTGCAAGCTATACGTGTGCAAGCAAGAAAAGATCGCAAGGCAAAGATTGAAGCAGATAGAAAACGCAAAGCAAAGTTGATTGAGCGTATAGTTATTTACGGTGGGTCCGCAATTATTGTTTCTATTTTGATTGGAATTACTGTTGTAATAATCTTGGCAAAACAAGGTAAAATATGAGTGATGGTGTATCGGGTATAGGATCAGCCCCGTTTAACATTCAGTCGGATATCCATCAGCAAACACAATCGCGTGAAAGAATAGAAAGCCACCTTAAAGAACAGATGGTAGAGAAGGAACATAGGGCCAACCACACGCATCTGGAGGCGCTCAGAGAGCAGAGATTAGATCTTGGCAAGGCTTATGATAGGTTTGGAGCAAAAACTACAGCGGATAGGCCGCAGGGAACTAAAATAAACATAGAAGTTTAGTAATATTCTACAGGTCTGCGGTATGTAGGTTCATCATCCCACTCATCTGTAGGTAATCTGATGAACCCACCCTGCCTAAATCGCAACAACGCCATGACTGTAGAGTCAACAAGGTCATCGTTAGACATAAACGGGAACCCTGCCACCTCTTCTATGACTTCTTCAGCCCAACGCTTGGGTGGTGCCCACACAAACCCGCTGGCGATGATGTCTGATACACTATTAAGGCGAGCCATTTTGTCTCCAGTACCCCTATGAGGTGTATATTCCTGTATTGGGAGGCCCATACGGCGCAATTCTTGGTATAAAGCTACGCCAGAGGACTTTTTCTCTACAATAAACGAATCTGGCTCCCAAGCGTTGTACTCTTCAAGCGCCATACCCTTTAATTCTGGAAATTCTAGCCTTTCTTTGATGCTATTTAACAAAATTATGTGGTGTGCGTTCTCTTCTTCGTTAAAAAACACGCCCCAAGTCGTCAATGCGGTGTAATCGGCGCGATTATTCTTCTCTGCGGCAGCATCAAGCGACATAATTATGTATTCACAGTGGGGTGGGTCGTCTTTTGTCCATATTTGCCACCATTCCCGCTTAACAATCGATGCTTCTTCGGCTGTCGGCTGCTGTTGATACTGCGAGTTCCATTGAAACGTAGGCATCGACGCCTTTGTGCGTAACAATGCGGTCAAATCAAAGAACTCAGGCCATAACGGCTTCTGTGTCGGCTTACCATCAGAGTCCTCGCTATCCAAAATAGCAGGGAACTCTACAATTTCGTACTGATCTGACTCTGGATTCTTGATCATATCGGTCGTCACACGCCCCGTGAGGTCGTCCATGTGCCAACGAGTTTGAATTATTGCAACCCTACCGCCCGGCATAAGGCGAGTACGGGCACCAAAGGTGAACCACTCGTATGCTTTTTCAAACACAGAGAAGTTTCCGTTAATAACATCCTGCTCAGAATGAGGATCATCAACAAGCAGAAGATCAGCACCACGTCCCGCAAGTGCAGACCCAATACCACACGCATAATATTCTCCTCCAAAGTTTGTATTCCACCGCCCCGCAGACTTACTGTCTACCGCCAGCGTTACTTGTGGAAATATTTCTTTGTAGTCGTTTACCGATATCAGGTTTCTCACCTTACGCCCAAAGTCCACAGCGAGATCGGTAGTGTGGGACACCATCATAACCTTCTTGCCGGGGTTACGCCCCAAGAACCAAGCGGGGAAAAAGATACTTACAAGCTGTGATTTACCATGTCGGGGTGGGATGTTGACGCATATACGGTCCTTATCTCCCTTCTCAATATCCATCAGCATGTCTGCGAGGATACGGTGGTGCTTGCCAACCTTATAATCTGGCTGCATCCGCCTACAAAACTCTATGAGATCGTCCTTGGCATTGTCGTTACGCTGTCTGCTCGCCAGCTCCTCAACAATTTTATCTATCTCCCCTAGTTCTTGAGGATCAAATTTATCTAAATTTTCTAAAACCTGCTGTATATCTTCTGAGGAGAAATCCATACCTGCTGCAATCTCGGCAAGGTTAGTCGTCATCTAAACCTAACTCCTTGTCTACATTTATCGTGCTGCCCTCAACTACGATAGCGTCTTCAACCGTGGGTTCAGGCTTCATTAAACGAGTTAGTTTATCTCGCAACCTATCTTTAAGGTCATCTGTAGTTTGATGGGTTATGGTAACTTCTGTTTTTTCAGCAAACAATCCTACATCACTAATCTTACCTAACAACTCCAAGGCACGTATCCGTACCCGTGGGTCGGGGTTCTCTGTCTCCTCAATCAGTTTGTTTGTGACGAGGTGCCTTACCTGCGTAGCCGATTTTACTACAGAATGACCAAAATCTTTCAAGATGCGATCTGTCATCAGCAGGGTGGCTGGGGTGAGGTGGGCTACTCGCTTAGGGGTTGCAGCCTTTGAAGTTTTATCTGGGTCTTCCGCGTAAGACACCGCCAGTGCAGCAGCCACATCCTTGTCTTCTTGGTTAGGTTTTATTTCTAACCCATTCTCGTGGAGTAGCTCTACCGTCCTAGCAGCGGCGCTGGCTTTTACTGCGAGATCTTTAAGTTTGGGCGGGGTGCGTTGAGCGACCCCTTTTTCGGGTTCGATATGTATAGCCATGTTCGCAACATAGTTAGATTTAATAGAAACGCAAAATATTTGTGCGGAATAGTATTATATAGTTGCTGTGTGTGCGCGTCGTACAGGGGGGGTCGGGGGTAGGTGGGGTTACGCCTAGCGTCAAAAAGGTAGTGATTCACTACATTTTACAATTATCTACTATCTGGCGCGGCTGATACTAAGACACAATGCGACATATCACGTATAAAGTCCTTGTCAGGCGGCGATGAACGCCGTCTGATTAAACCTTAATCATGTTGCATAGGAGAATATGACATGACACGTACACCAAAACTGAACGACGAACTAGGCAAGCAAATTTCAGCGGTCGCGAACCTTGCCCATAAAGACAATAAGGCAAAAGCCAAATTGTTAGACTTATTTGTAGCAAGCGGTTTTACCAATACCGATTTGATATCCCCGACTAGCGAGGGTTCAACAGCGTCTGTTGAAACATTCAATTGGGTCAAGAGCTGCATATTCGCGGGGTTCCCGAAAGGGGTTCAAGATTTACTTGAATTGTCAGCCAAAGCAGCGGGTGACAAATTAGTAGATGGGCAGAATAGAGCCTATTGGAAACGTCAGCCGAATAGCATAATCGGCAACATGCAAACGTCTCTGCGCAAACGTGAAGAGATTGATGCAGAGATAGCATCAGGCAAGCAAGGCGCGGACGCTAGAACACGTTCTAAGGAAGCCGTTGTCCGTGAAGCCCTTGAAGACTGCGTTAAGCGTATGCAAAAGGCTGAAACATTCCAGTCTGATATGGCTATGGATGACATGATCCAAATGTTGAATACGCTGATAAAAGCCATCGGCTAATGCAACATATCAGCAAGTATACGCTGGCATTGATTGCGCGGGTTCCGCGCAATCAATTGCTTAATAGTCGAAACTATCTTATCGATATTTATGGGATGGAAACATGGATAACATTGCTAGAATTAAATGCATCATACGAGAACAAGTTGAAGCATGGGGTTTCGCATATACAGTCTGGTTTTACATTGCGGCGACCGCCGCGATAACATTGTTCACACTGACAATACTTTTTATCTAACTTACCGCCCCGAGCCGAAAGGTTCGGGGCTTTTTTTGTGTCTTCATTTTGGTAGTAATCCACTACCCCATCGAAGCCAGTTCTCGAAGCAGCATTGCGTCCTAACCGACCAGTTGGCCCCTTCTGTTCCACACCACACAAAAAGAAGTTGGCGTGTCATATACAACAGTCTGAAAAAGAGTAGTGATCCACTACTTTATCGAAGCCAGTTTCCGAAGCAGCATTGCGTCTTTTGTAATGTTCGCAAAGAAGTTCCCTAATGTTCGTTTTTGCATAAAAATAAGTTATTGATTTTATTATAATGTTCCTAATGTTCCTAATGTTCGCAATTTAAAAAGATACACTTCATACGCGACCCCCCTTTTATTGGGATTGTTCGGCTCGCAAATACAATCCTACCCCCCCTTCATAACCCAAGAACAAAAGAACTTTAGAACATTACTTTACAATCAAATACTTACAGCCACCACTAAACGAACATTAACGAACATTACTCTAGCGCCAGTATTGTAGTGAAACACTACCATAAAACGAACAATATGTAGCCACGTCAGAAAACAAACCATACATCAGAAAGCTTGACATTTACCATCTTATGTGATATTATACATATAAGTTGTCAGGAGACTGACAACGACACGGCAACCCTGCCTCAACAAAAGTGTAGTGAAACACTACCGAAAACAATGGAGAACAGCATGTGGTATGAGATTGTGCATCGCGTGAACTGGTACACTACCGACAAATATACTGTCTGGCTAAAGACAAAGGATGATGTCTGGCCCCTTTTAGATCATCTAGAAATCAACGAGTGCTTAATGCACGAGTACAATGGAGAACAACATGGCACGTAAGAAAGTAATCTGCGCCTTGTGTGGCGAAGCATACGACCAACGCCGCCGCGAACTTGGCATTAACTTTTGTCTCGACTGCGGTGACATCCGCGCCGAGCAACAACGTGCGTCATGGTGCATCGCACCTATCGCGCACAAGCAAGGGGCAACCCTTGTGACAAACCGCAACGACCTCAAAGGTCTAAACAAATATGTTGGAGAATAATCATGACACCCGTACTTGCTAATATAGAAACAATTAACCGTAGTGAAACACTACACAATGTGCTTGCACCAACGCTTGCATCGTCTGCAATGCTTATTGAGTTGAACATCTCACATTGGATTGGCAGCAAGAAAGACAAGCGCGCCTCTGATGAAGTCGCGCATAGCAACAACGCTATCAAAGGTTCTGTACGTGCGATCAAAGATCTACTGCACGACAACGCCGATCTGCGAGCCGTTACACGTCATGTGTCGGCAACTCGTGACATGCATTCTCACATGACATTGCCGTGGTCAAACTCTGGTTTACGTCTGGTATCGACAGCGCAGTACTTCAAGTACAACCAAGCCATGACTGAGATGCAAAACGAGTTTGAGCGTCTAGTCTCCGCAGTGCTTACCAATTACAACGATGCCGTGATTGATATGCAGTTGAAGCTTGGGCACTTGTTCTCACATGATGATTACCCCACGCTCGAAGAGCTGACACGTAAGTTTCGTTTCAAGCTATCGTACATGCCGTTACCTGATTCGGGTGACTTCCGTGTGGATATTGGCAATGAAGCGTTGGCTGAGATGAAACAAAAATACGAAGAATTTTACACTGAGCAGTACGAGCGAGCAATGAATGACGTGTGGACACGTCTACACAAGTACCTTCAAAAGATGTCTGAGCGTCTCGACTACAAAGAACATGAGAAGAAGAAGATCTTTCGTGACACTTTGGTTGGTAACGTCAACGAGATGATCGAACTATTGCGCGGATGCAATGTAACAAATTCTGTCCAGATGAGAACGATGGCTGACAATCTGGAAGAAGCCATGTCGGGTGTAACGCCTGATGCCTTGCGTGAGGACAGTGCGTTCCGCGCCGAAACCAAAGCAGCGGTGGACAAAGCAATCTCCGCGCTTCCTAGCCTAGATATATAATGGAGAAAACTATGGGCATTTTTAACGTAGAAATCAAATCAACCCCTGACGCCAGAGTGCAAGAAGTACGCACAATGATGAGTGAGCAGTTGGGGTTTAACTTAACAAAAGAGCAGGCGGTTGAACGTCTGTGCAATTTGTACCTTGCAGAAGCTAAGAAGTAGGAGAACACAAAATGACTAATCAAGCACAAAATATGTACGCGCTACCACTCGACAAATGCGTGGAACTTATCAAGGCAATCGGTAAAAAGCGTACCGTTCTGGCGCAAGGTGATATGGGTAATGGCAAGTCGTCAATGCTCACAACACTTGCCAAAGACCTACCAACACATATCCCTGTGTACTTTGACTGTACTACAAAAGATCTTGGCGATCTGATGATCCCAAACATGAACTCAGTAGAGACTGAGGGCTGTGTGAAGATGGCACCCAACGAAGAACTAGGTGTGCATTACAACAAACCGATCATCCTGATGGTTGACGAGTTTGGTAAAGCCAATCCTGCTGTCAAGTTGGGCATGTTGCGTCTGATGCTAGAGCGTAAAATTGGTAGTGCTTCACTACACCCTGACAGCATTATCTTTGCAACGACTAACAAGGGGAGCGAGGGAGTTGGCGACTTGTTGCCACCTCATGCACGTAACCGCATAACGGTTGTGCAGGTTCGCAAGACTGACCACATGGAGTTGATTGAGTTTGGTATCAACGATGGTTGGGATCACACGTTGCTTGGTTGGATCAGAGACAATCCGCATCTGTTGCAACCATTTGAGGACGTGAAAGATCCTGACGAGAACCCATACATCTTCCATCCAAAATCACAACGTGCGGCGTTCATCACACCAAGATCTTTACATGCGTCATCTGACATACTTTTGGCCCGCGAACATCTGGATGACCAAACGCTTGTCGCTGCTCTCATGGGTACGATTGGTGATCGCGGTGCAATGGATCTGATGGCGTTTGTGAAGATTGCCGATCAGCTACCAAGCTTGCAGTCTATCAAGGATGATCCGAAGAACGCTAAAGTACCCGACAGCGCCGCAGCCATCTGTATGGTTGTGTACAGAACTCTGTCTGCGTTGGAGAAAGACTGGATTAACGCTTGGATGGATTATTTGCCACGACTGAACCCCGAGGCGCAAGCGATGTTTGCTAACGGTGTTCGTTCAGCGAAGTACAGTAAGCAGTCAATGGTTATGACTAACAAGAAGTTTACAGACTGGGCTATGGAGAACAGCCATCTGTACACAGCGGATAAGAAGTAATGAGTATGGGTACGCAATGCACGGTCTGCGGCAGTGCCGCAGATCACAAAGATAGAGATGGTCAGATGCTATGCAGCAAATGTGCCTTGGATAAACATAAAGACGCCATAAGCGCGATGAAAACACGAAAGGAGAATATGAATGTTCGCAGTAGGTAAACAACTAACAGAGGAGCAACGACTGGACAAAGCGGTCGTTGCTATTATGGGCCACAAAAAATACGTGGCTCTAGCACCAGTGCTTATGGTTGGTAAGCGCATTATTGTAGACGATCCTAGTGTGCCCACCGCATGTACTAATGGACGTGACGAGTGGTATGGACGTGAGTTTGTTAAGAAGCTCAACGACGCAGAACTACGTTTTCTTGTGCTTCACGAGGTGTGGCACAAGTTGTACAAACATCTTATCATATGGCTTCATCTGTACGAAGAAAATCCATTTCTCGCAAACTGTGCAAATGACTTTGTGAGTAACCTTCAGATTGTTGACGAAAACCAAGATGGGTTTGCGACTATGACAGGTGAGTTGGAGAAGGGTTGTTACGACGAGAAATATCGTGGCATGGATAGCGCACAGGTCTACAACTTGTTGTGTAAAGACTTACCAACCCCACCGCCGCCGCCGCGTGGAATACCTAACGACAGCGGTGAAGATGGCGCAGGCGCTAATCAAGGTAGTGAAACACTACCAAACGGACAGTCACCATTTGACACTCACGACTGGGAAGGAGCGAAGGAATTAACGCCTGAAGAAAAACGTGCATTGGGGCGCGAACTTGACGAGGCAATTCGTCAAGGCGCACTAATTGCGGGTAAGATGGGTAGCGGCGGTGCGCGTGATTTCAGCGAATTGTTGGAAGCACAAGTTGATTGGCGCGAAGCGTTACGCGATTTCATATCTGATACATGCGCAGGCAAAGACTATAGTACATATCGTAAGCCTAATCGTAGGTTCCTGTCACTAGGTATCTACATGCCAAGCGGCGTCACCGAAACTGTTGGAGAACTGGTGTTAGCTGTTGATACGTCTGGTTCGATTGGGCAGCGTGAGATTACGCAATTTCTATCTGAAATAAAATCTATCTGCGACACGGTACAACCTGACGGGGTGAGGCTTCTTTATTGGGACACAAAGATATGTCGTGACGAGAAGTACAATAAAGAAGATTTGGAAACTATCGTGAAGTCAACCAAACCAGAAGGTGGCGGGGGCACAAATGTTAGGTGTGTCACCGAGTACATTCGTGACGAAGCTATCAACGCGCAGGCATGTATCGTTCTAACCGATGGTGATTTGTATAACGGTTGGGGCGAGTGGAGTATGCCTGTGCTTTGGTGCGTCATGGACAACAGCAGCAAGACCGCAGACGTAGGTAAAACAATTCACATTAACTCAAGGGATATGTAATGCAGATAGTAATCAATATTAACGAGGGCGCGGTGGATGTACTGCCGCAACCCAAACAAACCGACCCGACACCTTACACGTTTCGGGATGATATGAACGTGAAACTAGCTATGGAGGAACTCGCCAACCTCTACCTTGATGAAGCAATGCGTCAGGTAGGTACAGGTCACGGTTGTAAGACAGCCGCTGCTAAACTGTTGGGGTTTAAATCGTATCAAGCTTTTGTATATTGGGTCAAGCGTAGAGAGAACTCGTCAAGTGATAGTCCTGTGAACGATGTTCGGCCTTCAAAAGATCGGATGCCATACCAGATGGACGGTGTATGATGAGCAATATTTTTGTAGATAACCCGTTCATCCGCTGCCCCGAATGTAAAGGCGTGGGTAAAGAAATAGCTGAGCGCAACGTGATGATGAGTAAGGACAATCCATACGGTTACACAGAGGAGTATGAGCGTGATTGTCGTAACTGCGATGGGCTTGGCGAAATTGAAAATGATTATCAGGAGAATAACTAATGGCACTTACATACTCAGCATTCCAAACTTTTGAAGAGGTAGTGTACCACTACAATGCTATCAAACCTTTGATATCGAAATGCCACACCAAAGCAGAAGATATCCGACCCATCGGAGATCGTAAGCGTAAGTGGGAGCGTATCGTTAAGCTCAGCGATTACTGCTATGCGTTGGTTGACGGGTATTGCTTTGGCGACCCCGTGTTCAAAACGTGGGGAACCGACAGAACCGTTACCAAAGAGGATACCGAATTTTATGCGGCTGTCGTGTGGCGCAAGCATCGTGACGGAACCACAAGCGTTAAGATACGCAACGGTACAGGGCCGTGGAACCATGTCAGTAGGTATCAGTTCCTATCACGTCACACACCGAGAGGTATGCACTTCCTAGTGTACAACGGGAAGCAGTATATCCATATGACCAGTAATTACGGGGATAACGATAGACATTTCCTAGCCAAAGGCAGATCCGTGCCAAAAGATGTGAGACCCCATTGGAAAGATTTTACGCACCGCAAAGACAACACGGCGTTAGCCTTCAAGCTAACTCCTGACGGGAAGTGGCTGCGTGATCCAGAAACAGGCGAGGATCTGCCGATACCGCCGCGTGTCAACAAAGCGTTGAAAGCCAAGTTCAAGGAGCCGCTGAGAGAGTTCTTTGAGTGGGGTATGACGATCGCAAACATGCTACCGCTTACAGATAACGACTACACCCGAAAGATGCGCACCGAGGCGTATGAATATTATTCAATAACAGACACTTCTATAGAGGGCATGGGGTACATACGATCCAGAGATACCTACAACGTGAAGAATTGTAGGAGTATAATTACAGACCCCAAACACCCGCTGCGCCTGCATCTGTTTGTAGAGTTCGCGGAAACTACGAGTGAGGGTTGGTGGCAAAACTGTACTTACAAAGTGCAAAAAGTAGAGACGAAGGAGGATCTGTCAGCAATACGAAACAAATACAATAACTGGGTGAACAAGCACCTTGGTTTCAAATCATAATATAAAAATGGAGAATGACTAATGAGTATTTATGTAAATTTACTAACAGTGAGCCAAGCTAAGGAAGAAGGTTCAAAGTACCCTCAACATTACCACGATGACAAGCTACTACTCTTTGCGAAAGAACTAAAACTTATGATGAAAAGTTATCAGACAGTTTCACGTAATGCTGAAACTATGTGGGTGTTTCGTGAGGGCGACAGCTTTTGTATGGGATATATTGGTTTCGGTAACTTTATGGACAAAGGTGATGGGGTAAACAGGTACGCAATATTTTCGCCACATATTGAAAATTGTAAGTACGCTTCTGGTCGTCGGCAAAACATGAAGTTATCTATAAACCTAAAGCAAGCGGTAAAAGCCTGCTCCGCGCTTAGACCATTAAACGTGGATCATGTCATGCGGATAACAGGTAGTAACTGTGCGCGAC